CCAGTATGCCAGTTATGCGGGCCTTCGTGATGTCGTGCTGCCGGGCCAGATCAGCCTTGTTGACGTTGTTGACGTAGTGGTCGCGCCAGATGGACCAGTTGCGGTCTACCAGCTCGATGTTGGTCGGAACCGGCTTCACTTCCTCTGACTGGAGGGCGGCGCTGAGGGCGCGGCGCAGGTGGTACAGCACCCGATCGTCGGTCGCCTGCGCCACGAGGGCGTTTATCTTCTTGCTGATCATGTCGGTGTCTCCTGTGTGTTGCTGATGGGTGTCGATCTAATCGCAGTCGCAGTCGTCAGGGCCAAGCGTCAGCTCGACGTGGACGCCAGCCTTGCGCAGGTCACGAACGGTGAGCAGGCCGGTCAGCGTGTTGAAGCGGGTCTCCAGATCGGAGATCTTCTTACGCAGGTCGGCGTTGATCGAACGCTCGTGTTTAAGCTGGCCGGTGTGCCGCTCCAGTTGCTCGATCAGGCGGTCGATCTTCCACTGCAGCTCTTCAGGGCCTCCCGCCGGGGTGTCCTCGGCTATCGGTGTGTCCTTGCTCACGTGTCGATCTCCTGTCCTGCGTCCCTGTAGTCGTCCCACACGGCCGCGAGGACGTCGGCGTAGGTGTAGGTGACGCCGCTGGCCTCCAGCGCGGCCTCAGTGGCCTCCAGCGCGTCGTGCAGGTCGCCCGCCTCGTCTCCCGGCTGGAAGTAGAGCGATCGGCGCTCGCCGTGGTGCGTGAGCGTGGTGCCGAAGCGGTCGCTGTTGATGGTGATGTCTCCGAAGCGCATGTCGGTGTCTCCTGTGTGGGGGTTGGCCCCGGGGGTGGTGTGCCCCCGGGGCGGCGGTGTCAAAAGTTGAAGTCGTGGAAGGCGCGGCGGCCGGCGTAGGCGTTGCCGCCCTGCTCGAAGGTCTTGGTGCCGGCGCTCTTCCACTTGCGGCGCTCGGCGCCGTCCTCGTCGGCCCAGCGGCGCAGGCTGATCTTGATCTCGCGGCCGTCGGGGTTGGCTGCGTACGAGTAACGCTGGTCGGCTTGGTTGTCGCAGTGGGCAGCGAAGCCGCCGGGGATGAAGCGCAGCTCGTCGCGGTTGAGGAGCGTGGCGGTGTCGGCGCGGAGCGTGATCGTCGTCGCGGTCTTCTTGACGACGGTGTAGGCGTCCACGTCGGTCCAGACCGAGACGCTGACACCGTCGCCGATGTTCAGGGCGGTGATGGCGTCGGCGGCGGCGTTGATCTCGGCGGTGCGCTCTGAGATCCACGGGCGGGCGGCGGTGAGGGTGATCGTCATGTCGGTGTCTCCTTGGTTGCTGATGAGCTCTTCTCGCATATGCAAGCAGGGGTTGCAAGTGGGTATGTGCAAAAAAGTGCATTGGGGCTAAAATAGTGCAACTTCTGCAACGCAACGCATCACGGTGCAGTGCGTTGCGCGGTGCAAACTGCAACGTGCACCGTGCACCGGCACTTAACCTTCTTTTCCAAGTTGCCGGTGTCGCGGTGCATGGTGCTAGTAAAGTGTTGTATAAATCCGTGTTGCAGTGTATTTGGTGGTGGAAGGAGATTTCTATGTGGAGCAATGCTGACGAGGTGAATGCGTTCATCGAGGATCACAAGGGCGGCCGGTGGGGTGTCGGGGATCGGTGCGTGTTGCCGGACATCGAGCAGCCGTACACGGTGGTGGCCGTGCGGCCCTTCAGCCATCGCGGTAAGTTCAGGCTGTTCGTGGATCTGGAGGCGCCCTGCGCGGTCGTCGAGTGTCAGGAGTATCTGGTGACGACCAAGGAGGTGCACCAGTGGATGTCGTCGCCACACCTGACGCGGTGCTGCGTCGCGCACAAGTATGGGTTCAGCACGGGTATGGTGGGCGCGTGGAAGACCGCAGAGCAGCGCGCCGGTGAGCGGGAGAGGCTGGAGCTGAGGGAGCGGCAGGAGGCGCTCCCGCACGTCGGTTTGAACGAGCGGGCGGTGCTCGAGGCGCTGGAGGCGGTCAGCTTGGTGGGCGACCAGATCGGGGTGGAGCACGTCGTCTCGCACGCGGTTGCCCTGCTGCCTCCGGCTGGGCGAGGCGGGCGAGACACGCGGAGGCAGCGCGTAGTCAGGGCGATCGGATCTCTCGCTGAAGCGGGGCGCATCACGTTGCGTGGCGGTGCAGTGTTGCTGTGAGGGTTGCGGTGCGGGGTGATCGGGCGTATCTAGGGGGTCTGGTAGTCCTGCCACTTAGCGGAGCACGCAGAGTATGCCCACGCCGACAAAGCGCACCCCAAAACTCGAAGCGGAAGTCCTTGAGCGCCTCGCTCTGGGTGAGACGCTGGCTGCGCTCGGCCGTGAGCTGGGGTTTCACCCGGTCAACTGGGGCAAGTGGGTAGCGGCGGACGAAGCGCTGGCAGTCGCGTACGCGACCGCGCGCGAGGTTGGCGGTGACGCCATCGCGGATCATGCCCTCGCCCTGATCGATGCAGAGCCGGCGCGCGTCGACGGGAAGATCGACCCGGGCCACGTGCAGTGGAAGCGTGCGCAGGTCGAGACGCGGCTGAAGCTGCTGGCCTGCTGGAACCCTAAGAAATACAGCCCCAAGCAGACTGTCGACGTCGGCAACAAGGAGGGCGAGACGCTCAAGATCGACAGCAACGTCGACAACGTCGCGCTCACCCTCGCGTTGTCTGAGGCGTTGCGTGCGAGGGACGGCAAGTGATTTGGCGGCCGTGGCGACGCATCGCCGAGCTCGAGCAGCGCAACGCGCAACTTGAGGCAGACGCTGCAGACGCTGCGCGCACCGTAGCGAGCGTGAGCCATCGCTGCGACCTGCTTGCCGATCGGTACGATAAGATCCGCGAGATGAACGCACAGCTCCGCGACGCGCTCGACTTGTATCGGACCCCGTGACCAACACGGCCTCCCTGTTGGCGCAGCTCAGCCCTGAGCAGCGTGTCCACCTCGACTGGCAACGCCGGTGGCGTGAGACCGCGCGGCCGAACCAGATCGTCCAGAAGAGCGACTGGGCCGAGTGCGGCTACCTCGCCGGCCGAGGCTTCGGCAAGACGCGCGTCGGCGCCGAGTGGATCACGCGCGCCGCGTTCGAGGATCCGTCGGGCTTCGACAGCTGCGTCATAGCGCCCACCTACGGGGACATTGCCATCACGTGCATGGAGGGTGAGAGCGGCATCCTGAGCGTCCTGCCGCCAGAGCTCCTCATCGAGCACAACAAGTCGGGCATGTTCATCAAGCTCAAGAACGTCGCCGGCGGCGTCAGCACCATACGTGGCTTCACTGGGGAGCGGCCCGAGCGGCTCCGGGGGCCGCAGCACTGCCGTGGGTGGTTCGACGAGCTGGCCGCATGGCAGTATGATCAGGAGACGTGGGATATGGCCATGCTCGGGATGCGACTGGGTGCCAAGCCGCAGGTGCTGTGGACGACGACGCCCAAGCCGAAAGACCTGATCCGCAAGCTCAGCGCACCGCAAGAGGGGCGCATCATCGTGCGCGGCAGCACGTTCGACAACAAGGCGAACCTGCCCGACAGCTTCTTCAAGCAGATCGAACAGTACGAGGGCACGACGATCGGCCGACAGGAGCTGTACGGCGAGCTCATCGACCCCGAGGACACCGGCATCATCAAGCGGTCGGACTTCCGGCTCTGGCCCGCCAAGAAGCCGCTGCCCGCCCTCGACTACATCATCCTGTCGCTCGACACCGCATTCACCGAGGCGACCTACGACAAGAAGAAGGGCGACGCGGACAGCACGGCGTGCGTCGTGATCGGCAGCTTCCACGACAAGGATGGCCTGAGCCAGCTCCTCCTGCTCGACTGCTGGTCCGAGCAGGTGGGCATGCCCGACCTGATCAGGCGCGTGAAGAAGGAGCTGAACGTCAGCTACGGCGACGATCAGGACGTGGCGCTAATCAAGCCGATGTTCGGCGGCGCCAAGCCGATCACGTCGGGCCGCAAGCCGGACCTGTGCCTGATCGAGGACAAGGGCAGCGGCATCAGCCTGCGCCAGATGCTCGAGCGCGAGGGCATCGAGGCCTACGCCTACAACCCCGGCCGCGCGGATAAACTCGCCCGCCTGCACATGGTCAGCCACATCTTCGCACGCAAGCGCGTCTGGCTGCCCGAGAGCGACAAGTTCCCCGGCCGGCCGCGCACGTGGGTCGACCCGATGCTGGCCCAGCTCTGCGCGTTCACCGGCCCCAACAGCATCAAGCACGACGACTACGTCGACGCCATGACGCAGTGCGTGCGGCTGTGCATCGACAAGAGACTGGTGTCGGTGGTAAAAGAAACCAAGAAGGTGGCTATCGACAGGCCGCCACCGAAGATCCTCCAGAACCCATACGCCGCTTGAAGGACTGAGCCATGGATGAAGACGAACAGCCCGAAGGCGAGATGGTCGAGATCGACGAGGAGGTGTCCGACGTCGAGGACACCGAGGACGGTGGCGCCATCGTGCGTCTCGGCGACGAAGAGGCGCCGGGCGACAGCGAGTTCTACTCGAACCTCGCGGAGGGGATGCCGGACAGCGAACTCAGCACGCTGTCGACGCGCTTCCTCGACCTGATCAGCAAGGACAAGGAGGCGCGCAAGAAGCGCGACGAGCAGTACGAGGAGGGCATCCGCCGCACCGGCCTCGGTGACGACGCACCCGGCGGCGCCCAGTTCCAAGGCGCGTCGAAGGTCGTGCATCCGATGATGACGGAGGCATGCATCGACTTCGCGTCGCGCGCCATCCGCGAGCTGCTCCCGCCCCAAGGTCCGGTGAAGGACCTGATCGAGGGCGAGATCACCATGAAGAAGCTGCAGAAGGCCAAGCGCAAGACGCGCATGATGAACTGGCAGCTCACGGTGCAGAGCAAGACGTTCCGCGCCGAGCTGGAGCAGCTGCTGACGCAGGTGCCACTGGGCGGTGCGCAGTACCTCAAGATCACGTGGGACGAGGCGCGCAACCGGCCGGACTTCCTGTTCGTCGCGATCGACGACATGTACCTGCCATTCGCCGCGACGAACTTCAACAGCGCGCAGCGCAAGACGCACGTGCAGTACCTGACGCAGCTCGACTACGAGCAGCGTGTAAAGTCTGGCATGTACCGCGACGTCGAGCTGACGCCGCCGAGCATGGAGCCGGAGCGTTCGATCGTCGACGTCGCCAACGACAAGATCGAGGGCC